CCAAAAAAGCCAGGAAATGCCTGATAATCAGGTGTTTCCGGGCTTTTGTCTTTTGCGTTCATCCCCCATATCCGCTTGTCTATTCCTGTATAAACGCCTCGTTTCGACTGTTACAACCTGCAAACCTCTATTGCGTAGCGTACAACGTAGCGTACATGTTATTTCACTTCCTCCTCCGTTTCTGGTTGAGTCGGCAGCGCAAAGTATTTTTCCCGGATGTCATCCATCACGCCATTCGATCCGAGGTTGTGATAGTTCTGATACATATTTTCCCAGTTTTGCCGGTCGCCATAGTCCGCATATCCCACCAAAACAGCGTGATTATATTCCTGCCGCAATCTGTCCCGTAGGACAGCTTGGACGCCAGCTTTTATTGCCTTGATTTCTTTCCCTGTAGTCTTGAGTCTAGCGACCAGAAATCCGACACCAGCCGATAGGACGCTCGGAACTCCGACGAGGCAAAGGATCTGGTAGGTTGTCATGTCTATCCCCCCTCACTCCTGCGTCCCGATCAGCTCTCGGAAACGCTTGTCGGCCTCGGCTATCTCGTCCGTCATACACGCCGCTCCTATCTCAGCCAGCCGCAGCGCCTGTGCCTTGATGATTTTGCTTTGCAACTCTGCCAATTCACAAAGCGCCTCTACCATCCTCAAATTGCTCATGTTCGCTTTTTCCCTTTCTTTCACATAAATTTCGTTCAGCCTCGCCCGCAGCCCCTTATTTTCCGCGTGCTCCATCAGTCCCCTATAAGATGCCACACGCCGGGCAAAGCCTTCCTCGTCCATCTCTCCTGCGAAATGCCGACGGCACACTTCCCGAAATACCCTCTTGATTCGAGCCACCGTTTGCTTTCGCAGCTTCAGATTTTTTGCTGTGATTTTATACCCCACAAATTCCACCGGCACTGTGGCCGGCTGCACACTTGTCTTGCGGTTGTCGTCCAAGTGTAAAACGCTCCTCAAAAATTCCACACACAGATCCTTGCACTCATTCGCACGGTCTTTTCCTTTCACCACGATAAATATATCGTCCATGTACCGGGCGTAAAAATGGATTTTTAATGTGTGCTTGCAATATTGGTCAACCTCATTCAGATAGATGTTCGCAAATAGCTGGCTCGTCAGATTGCCAATCGGCATCCCCACGTCGTCCAACCATTGTTCCGCTGGCACATCCTCCGGCGATGCAAATCGTGGTAGCCCGAATTTCTCTCCGCTGCCGTCGATGATCTCCCACAGCAGTTGCCGCAGCCGTGCATCTTTCACGCCACGCTCCAAAATTTGCTTCAACACCTCATGATCTATGCGGTAAAAATATTTGGAAACATCAATCTTCACGACGTACCAATCTCCAGGCTTGTTCTTTGCCAGCCTCAACCAGTATTGTGCTCGTCTGGCCGCTTTCAGCGCCCCTTTGTTGTCCCGGCAAGCAAAGCTATCCTCGATAAAACGCTTGTCGTAATACTTGTTCAGCAGCAAATAGGCCGCCCATTGTACCACCCGGCTCCTGTACGGAAGTGCCATGACAATTCTTCGTTTTGGCACAAAGACCCAGCACCTTCGATACGGCCCGAATTTAAATCTATCCTCCTGCAACTCATCTCCTATCGCCAGCAAATTACTGTCCAGATCCTCCGCAAAGGACAAAACCTCACCCCGAAACCGTTTCCCACGTCTCGCTTTGCGGTTCGCTCTCTCTAACCAAGTGTAATCCGCTACAATTTCCAGCCCCTCCGTAATAACGGTCATGGCCGTAATCTCATCCGCCATGCGCTCTCCATCCCTCGCTGCGCTTGACGTTTCCGCCTTCGCAGCCGATATTTTATTTTTCCCTGCAATGCTTCCTTGCAGAGAGGGAAACAGGCTCCTTTGACCCTTGCGCCTGCGCCGCCCCGGAAAGCAGTGCTCACCTATCACGCAAAGGGCAGAGCTGGGCGACCGCCGATGTTATCGTTGGCATTCGACCGGCCATTGTTGAGGTTCAGGTTGAACACACCAGCATTGCCGCCGTTGTTCCAGTTGCCCCCACGATACGCACACCGCAGTCACCACAAAATAGCCCATTCCCCGGTTGTTGTCATTTCTCCTTCGCTTTGTCCAGCGATTTCAGATACCCGCCGATCATCTTCCCGATCTCATCGTTATACCTCGCCCAGACCTCCCGCTGGTGCATAGTCAGTGGCGGCGCATACTTCTGGCCTCGGAAATCCTTATCCGATGCCAAAACCACAAAATCCTTCAGTTCTGCCAGCGCATCGTCCATCTTCTCCAGCGTGGCCCGTTTCTGATGCCGGCGCTCCAACCGGATAGCCAGACGGTTCAGCTCCAGCACATTCTCCCGCAGTACATCCTCAATTTTCCGTTGCCTTCGTGGAAATTCATCCAGCAGCGGCAAGCAGTACCGCATCATTTCTTTTATCTTCTCCCGGATAAAAAATTTCGGCGGCGTATACCCTTCATCCGTGTCCGACGGCTTGTAGCTTCCGCTGTGCCCTCTCGCCATATTGCGGCCATACTCTCCCATACTCGTCTCCCACATGGGGCGTGCTCCCGCACGCCCCATCAGTTATTCAGCGTCCAGTTGTCAGTTATTCGTAAAAAGCTGGGCGACCGCCGAGGTTATCGTAGGCAGCCGACCGGCCACCGTTGAGGTCCAGGCGGAACACACCAGCATTGCCGCCGTTGCTCCAGCTGCCCCCACGAAACGCACACCGCTCCTCGTTTCCGTTGTTGGCATGGAAATAATCACCGCCGTAATCCGTGTCTCCGTCTTCCGGCAGAAGTGCCATTGCCTGGAGATACATTTTGCAAAAATCGGACAAGCCGGAGGCGGTTGTGCTGGCAAAGGCAGCACCTCGGCTACTATCCTCTTTAGACGTGATGGTTGTGGCCCACTGCCAGTGGTTTGTCACATAGTCCAGCTTCACACTTCCAGCGGTTGTGCCGCTTCCATCCGGCGTGATGAACAGGTCACTCCAGCCGGTGGCGGCAGCGTTCACCGCTTTCCACAGCGTGGAGGTCTTTCCGGTTGGGTTGTCTATGTCAGCAGCATCGTTGTACGGAATCACCTGAAGCTCACCATACACCAGGCGCAGGCCGGACACCCACTCCCACACGTTGCCGTTCAAATCCCATATGCCGTCCAACTGCCCGTTGTGGCTCCAGGTCAGCGGGCCGGTGCCCGTGGCCACTCGCCCAATGCTCGTTCCGCTGTAATACGTCGGGAACGCAACATATTCCGTTTCGGTTGTATCTTTGCCGTAATTGTTATTGCCCTTTGGCTGCGTGCCGTTTTTTTTGCACCACAGCGCCAAAAAAGCCCATTCCGCCGCCGTGATACAGTGGTGGCCTGTGCCCTTGGACTTGCAATAGGTCTCGTAGGTGTCCAGGTTGATGCTCGTTTTCGGATCTTCTCCCGGCAGAGAGTAGATCCGGTTGTTGTGGGCCATGCCCTCAAACTTTCCGATGCACAGTTTACTCACCTGCTTGTCCCCCACCAGAAAGGCCGGGTGAACCGAATCATCTCCATTTGTCAGCAGATCACTCAGCTTTTGGCTCCGAATCTGCACATAAGCCCCCGGCATCCCCTTGTCATCTGTAATGACCTCGTTGGTGGGGCAGAACATTTTCAGCGCCATCCCCGTCAAATCAAAATTTGCCATCTTGAACCTCCTTAGTCCACGGCGGGGAATAGATCATCCACCGCCCACAGCGTCACCACAACGCCGCTCATGTCAATTTCCTTGGCCACGGACGTTTTCTCCTGCTCCTGGGCGGCTTTCTCGCCCTCGCTGGTTGTCTCGCTGGCCTCCTGCTCCTCATACTTCACGGCAGGAATGTCCACCTGGGCCACATAGTAGCGTCCAGCGCCCACACCTACCACCAGATTGCGGTTGTCGTCGGCGCAGATATCCACCTGCACCGGCCAATCCCTCTGATACTTGGCGGCGTTTATCATGATCTCTTCGTCACCAAAGATCAGCTTTGTCCCGCTCTGGGCAAATTCGATTTTTGTTCCCTCGTTTTTTTCCACGATCTGAACACTTTTTGCCTTCGCCATTATACCGTTCCTCCTTTGATTTTCAGCGTTATGGTCACGGATTTTCCGGAGCCGTCATAGGCCACCTTAAATCCGTTGAGCGCTTTGTCTGTGATATGGATATCTCCCACCATGCCGTCTGCACTGTCCACCACGGCCTCCACCGTGTAAAAAAGATTTTTCCGCACCTGGCTCAGTGCCACGGTCGCAGGACTGTCCAGCGTACTGTTAAACGGGCAGGTGGCCGTGTTTTGCAGCGTCACCGTTTTCGTCTCCCCAACAGCTTCCCCTTCCAAGGTCTGTTCCAGGTCTTCCACCTTTTTTTCCAAGGTTTGTTCCTGCGCTGCCTTTTCCCGGTTCTTTTGCACCTGGGCAAACAGCAGAAGTGCCGCCGCCGTTTCTGCATCGGAAAGGCCGACTTCGATATTATTAAAATGCTCGTCGTCCTGGTTCGTGCCCTGCTGAACAACCGTTCCCGCTCTGGTGAAGGTTTTGGTGCCGTCGGCATTGTCCGTCACCTTATAACACCTCGCCGGATCTGTCACATGGTTCTGCCAATATGTTCTCGTGTACATCGCTTATCCCTCCTCGCTGATGGAAATATCAAACCAAAACAAGATCCCTGTCTGCTCTGTCTCCACCACAATGTTGCATTCCTGGCTGGCCCACAACTGGCTCTCATTGTTCCAAAGCTCCACCCTGGTGACCGTCTTCCCGCTCACCGGGATTTGAAGCTTCACCCGCAGTTGTCCCTTTCCGGTCACGGAAATATCTTGAATATCCGTCTTTGTCCACACCGTGCCCGTGCGATATCTTGCATAGGCCAGCCGGCGCTTTATGTAGGCCGTCATGTCTGTGAAGGCTTGCGCTTCCAGCATAATTCTCCCTCCTTTTATAATCCCTCTCCGCATAGCGGCGTGTCATACATGGTCACGGCGTAACTCGCAGCCCCCGTCTTGCCTTGGACGGTAACGCTTCCTTGCCTTTTCTCCCCAATCGTAGCATTGATTGGTGTAAGACCTGTCAGAGGCGCATAGTAGACGCAATACCCCGCCTTTACCGATGTTATCATCTGACGGCGGCAGCGATAGGCGATGTTTTCCTCCTCCAAGTGCGCCCGCACCGGCTTGTACGTTCGGATAGCAGACATAATGCGGTCGTGCTGGATCACCTCTTCTGTGTCCGTGATGGTGACGGCCACCCGGAAGAAGTAAGGCTCTCCCCCATATTGAAACCATTCTTCTACCGCCGAATCTCCGTGTATTCCCTCCACCACCCGGCGCAGTGCCGACGGCGTGCCCATCTGCCTATGTATCTCCACATCATTCTGGATCAGCCGCCGCTTTTCTTCCAGTGACCCATCGTAGTCATACCAGTCAGCGTGAAGATCTGAGGCCAAAATATCCAGCACTCGTTCCGGCAAGTTTCCCACCTGGTAATAGATGCCATCCGTGTCATAGATGCTCTTTGCCTGTTTCTGCAAAACCTTCGCCATCGCCCGGCCAAACGCCGCCATTTTCTCGTCGTAGCCAAGCACCGGTGGCAGCGTCTGATCCAGCGCCACATCTAAAATGCTTCCCGCCCGTGTAATCACTCGTCCTCACCTCCGTAGGTGAGTTTCGGTTCTCCCGCCAACACAGCGCAGTCCGTCTTCTCGATCTCCTGCGCCGCCGGGTGAATCACCTCCACCCGCTCGGCTCCCGCCTGGATCACCAGCGCCGTTAGCTTTCCGGGATTTATCCGGCGGCCCAGCTTCCCGCTCTGCCATGTGATATAGTCGCTCACCGCCTTGGCTACCAGTTCTTTTAGCTCTGTCCCTCCAGGCTCTGGCCGTTGGGCACCGTAATAGGCAATTTCCACCGAATATTCCACCACGTTTGGTGCGCTGACCATTACCTTATCCGTCAAGGGGCGTATCTCGTCGCTGGACAAATACTCCTGCATCTCCTCCAATTCTTCCTCTGTGGGGATGCCGGTGTCCATCAGGATAGTCACGCCGGTCTGTCCGGGTTCCAGTTCTTGCACAACCACGTCCGCCACCGCCTCGTTGTGGTTCTGTGCGTGGTATTTATAGGCTCCCGCTGTTCCCGCCGTGGTGTACCCCTCATAGCTCTCTCGTGCCCGGTAGTACAGCGCATCGTCCGTCTCTCGGTCTGTCCCGCCGTAGGTCTCCACGGTGTTTTCCACACTCGCTACATAGGCAATCTGGTCAATGAGGCTGTTCACAGTCCCGGCGGCATAGCCGTTTCCCGCCGTGCCGTCCTCTGTACATTCCGCCTCCACAATACCCTCTGTCTGGCCCGGCGCAATAGCCAGTTCTTCCAGCGTCTGAAATATTACCTCGCCCCCTGCCGTGACCATCGTTTCCGCTGGAATAACCAAGCCTTGCTCCTGCGCCTGGGATAGGACAAACCGCAGTTTTGTTTTGGCCGGGGTGGCCTCCTGCCGTGTGATGCCGTAAAAAATCTCCATCAAACTATCCAGATAATCCCCCTCCGCATAGCGTGGCAGATTCCGCTTGGCCACAATGTTTATCAGGCTCCGCTCATGAGCCACAACCGATGCCGCCCACATAACCAGTTGGTTCATGGGGTCAGCCGGGTATAGGGTGCGCCCCAGCTCTCCCTCCAGCGCCTCTTTGATTTCCTCGGCAATGGTTTCTGTGTCCGTGTCCACAAACTCCACATCCGGGAAATTCCGCTCGTCAGCCATCTATCCTCACCTCCATCTCCGGCGTTAACACACCGGTTTGCTCATCCGTAAAATTTACAGCCCCCAGAATGGTAGCCCGCCCCTCATACTCGCTCAATTTCTCCACCAGTTCTTGCTCAAACATGGCCGCAGCCACGGCCATGGGCTTGTCCAGATAATCCATCTCCATGCCCAGGCCGCCCATCAGGGGCACGCTCCCCCTGGGCGTGTTTGCCAGGGCGTTGATGTTCTGCGCCACCTCCTGGGCGGTGCTTTCTGGCACAAGAACGATATCCTCCAGGTCTTCTTTTCGCACCGTTACCTTCATGCTCTGCCTCCTTGTTTATGTCTCGTATTCCCGCAGTGTCACATCTACTTTGGCCTGCGTCCAGTTCCCGGCCTTGTCGGTGTATTGCCCGGTGAATGTCAGTTTTTCGATCAGCCACCGATACCCGCCATAGGTTTTGCTCCCCAGGCGCATAGGAATGGCGGTTCCCGCCTTGCAGTAGGTTTCCAGCTTCTGAAAGTCCGTCCACACATCCGTGCCCAGATACCGAGAGAGCGTCAAAGTAAATCTCAGTGTCTTTGCGTTTGCCCCGGTAAACTCCACTCGCTGCGACCGCAGGTGTCGGTCATGGGTCACAATGCTGGCCGTCTGTTCCATCGTCAGATCTGTCAACTGTTTGATTTGGCTGGACGAAACAATGAACAGCACCTTTCCCAGATAGCCGATCTGGCCTGCCGTTACCCCGGTTGGTGTCACGTCCGAGGCGGTTGCCTTGGCCGTGGTGACGGTGGTGTTAGAGCTGCTGGTGGCGCTGGATGCTGCCACGGTCGTTACCTTCGCCGTGGTGGATGACGTTGTTGTTTTCGTGGCCGTGGAAGAGGCAGACGGCAAAGCACTGGTGTTGATCCATCCGGTCACATACGTTCCCGCCGGTGTCTTCCCCACATAGGATGAGTATTTAGTGATGCGGATTCGCCCATTGGCTGTGGAAGCGCTCCATATGTAGTAATACCCCGTCACCGTCCCGCTCCGGCTTTTGGCCGTGCTGGAGGCGTATAGATTTGCCCCTGATAGATATACCTTTTGCCCGGCGGTCACTCCCATTTAAATCACCCCCAAAATGAATCCGTCCCCATCGTCCCCAGGGCGGTGCAGACTCACCGCTTTATCCCCCACCTTCGGCATCCACCCAGAGCCGTTTTGAATCACGTTCAGCGGCGCAGACCGTATGCCGTTTGCCCAGGCCACACGGGCCTTGCGTCCTTCCACGTCCACCGTGGTCACTGTCCCGATGCGTACCGTCCGTTTCAGCTCCGTGATCTCCTTTTCCAGGTCGGAAATCTCCTGCAATACCGTCTTTTCCATGTTCCTTGCCTCCTTGCTCAATAGGAGGTGATTACCTCCCGCAGTTCCAGTGTCATTTTGCTGCCGGATCGGCTCACCTTGTGCGTTCCTTTTTCGATGGCATAGGTTCCGTTCCAGCCGGAAAACCCGCTCACCGTCACCGTCAGCCCCGCCACACACGTCAAGTCCTCCGGCATATTCGTAAACTTCGCCGTCTTCTCCCCTTTGTTGGCTTTTTTCAGTTCTGCGATCGCCACTTCCTTGGCCTCGGCGTTCGACCCCACCTTTTGGCTCGTCACCTCCAAGCAAGTGTCCTCGTCATAGGTGCTGCCGCTGGGTGTGTAGGTGTATTCATACGTCGTTCCGTCGGTGGTCTCATATTTCACATGGCAGGATGAGTAATACTTCTCTGCATACCGCATGGCGAAGGAAAACTTGTCATAGCTTCCATCCCCCTTGGCAATGGTACGCACCGCCGTCTTTTTCTCGTATTGCGCCCCATCGTACACCACCAGCGTTCCGCTGGTCACTTTCAGCTTCAGGCTGGCCGCTGTGCAAAGCTTTTGCAAAAAGGAAATGTCCGTCTCATTGTTCTGCTCCTTCCGGCTGTACTTCACCGTCTTTTCCGTCAAGTACATGAGGGCATAGCCCCCGCTCTTGGCAATGATTTTCGCCACGTTGTAGAGCGTTATATTTTCCCAGGCGGCGTACCGCTTCACGGTTTTGTAATCCTCCTCCAGTGCCGACCCTTTGAACGTCACTTCGTCCGGCGGCCCGCTCTCGTCCACCTCGTTCACGGCGAATATCCCGCAGGCCAAAGACAGATTTTTCCCGTTCCCATCCCAATTTTCCTGCACCATCGTGGGGGTCATGGTCATTTTGGTGCCGCTGGACTTGTTGGCCGCCGCCCGGTTTTCTGCTTCCTTGGTAAGCCAAGTGTCAATCAGCTTTCCGTCTGGGTTTTCCAGCGTGATCTCAAATTCATCTGCTCCCGCATCCTCCATGTCTGTGAATATGGCCGAAATCATCCGTTCCTGCACGTCCTTGACCACGTCCACGCCGTTCACCGTCAGTAGGAGCTCGGTGCGCCGGGCGCTGTCCAGGCTGCTGGTAGCCGGCGGCGCTTCGTCGGAGCTTGTGTAAGTCGTTCTTGCTTTGGCGCTGGAGGTGGTGGAGCCGGAGGAGCCAGATCCTCCCGCTGCCTTCACCAGCGCCGCCCAGGTCAGCGGCCCGCATATGCCGTCCACCGTCAGCCCTGCCGACCGCTGAAACCCTTTCACCGCCGCCAAGGTCACGCTGCCAAAAGATCCGTCTGCCCCGTATGGCTTCATGCTCCATCCAAGCTGGATGAGATAGCTCTGCATGGTTTTGACGGCGCTTCCATAGCTGCCGTATTTCACCGTTGTATAGGCCATAGCTTATTCGCCCCCCAAAAACCACGGTGGATTTGTGTCCGCTGTGGCCAGCTCCAGATCTGGAATGGTCAGCGTCACCCCCGCCGGAAAAACAAAGATGTGGCTGTACTGCGGGTTCTCCGCCAAGAGCTTGTCCATCTTCATGCCATCCCCCAGCGTCTTATAGGCCACACCGTCCCAGGTGTCCCCGCTTATGGTCGTGTAGGTCGTTGCCATTTTAATATCGCCTCCGTCTCTGTGTCCGTTCCCGGTTGTCCATGTATTCGTCCAGCAAGTCCAAAAGTTCCTCGTCGTGTTCCTCCAACTGCCGCCGAATCTCTGCCGTGTCTGTGCCGCTGTCTGCGTTTATCACCGGCGCATAGCTTATCTGCACCACGGCTCCCGCCGTTTCCGTCTCGGTGTAGCTTCTGGCCTCCAGTGGCGTTGTGGCCGTGGCTTCCGTCATGCTCTGGGCAAGATAGGGCGTGTCCGTGGCAAGGCTCATGTCGTCTCCGCCGGAGAGATACGCCGCCGCATTGTCTCGGGCTGCCTGCGAGAAGGCCGCCTCCATCGCTGCCCGGTTATCCTCCAATCCCTGGATGGCACCGCCCGCATCCATCTCCGAAAACCAGTAGAACAGCTTCGACGGAGAGTTGATGTCCTGGGTGCTTTTATAGGCGTTCGCCATCGCTGTACCCACGCTTGCCGCCGTGGATACAAGAAGCGCCTTCTTGCTGAGCAGTCCGCTGATGGCTCCCTGCATGGCCCACTGGCCGTATTGGTAGAATTTGCTGTAGCTCATGTTTTCGGAGAAGGCATCCGCTGCCGCTGTGGCTGTGGAACCCATTTGCGATGTTATTTCCGATTCTTTCTCGGCAATTCCCTGGATAAAACCGTCTCCGGCTCCGCTGGAAATTTCGGTCATAGCCGATGATTCACCGTCTGAACCAAACACCTCTTTGACCGCATTGATCTCCGCTTGGCTGATCTCCGTCATGACGGTTTCCGCTTCCCCGCCTTTGATGCCAAGCTCGTCAATGAACCCTTGCATACTGTCCTGGGCTATGGTCATCAGCGCCTCTTTTTGGTCGGCATACTCCGACAAGCCCTGCATGGTAGATACAAATTCATCTACTGCCGCCTGGAAATCTGGGTCTTCCATGGCCACCAGCTCCGCACTATCCGCTTCTATGTTGGCAAACTCCTGATACAGCGCCACCGCCTCTTCCAGTTTAGATGTGTCTCCCGAGCTTAGAGATTCTGCAAAAGCTTGGGCTTTCTCCCAAGCATCCTCCGTGTTGTCGCTCAGTTCGCTCCACAGGTCGCTAGGAAGCTCTATTCCGCTGTTCAAAATGGTTTGCAGATTTTCCAGGTATGCCTTCTGGGCGTTCACCCTCGACTCCATGTTGCTGATGATATCATCCGCTGTTAGGCGCTGGTTTTCCGCTTCCAGCTCTGCGATTTTAACCTGGTAGTCGTAGATATTCTGGTATTGGCTTGCAATGTCCGCCAGAGCCGATGTGTCACCGTTTTGCAAGGCCGTCACAATAGCCTCTGCCGCCGCAACAGCATCCTCGCTGCCGTCCGTGAGCTGGCTGAACACCTCCGTTGGCAACACATTGGCCGAGGCGATCAGGCTCAAATTGCTGTAATACCCGGCGAAGTAACTCTCCTGGGAATCCAGATTTTTCCGAATCGTCGCCATGGAGGTGCTTTCCGCTTTCTCTGCCTCATCCCAGATGTTGAACAGTCCGGTGTATGTGTCCAGTGCCGAATCATACGCCTCTTGGTACGCCTTGCCCATGGTGGCAATGTGTTCGCCCACATCGTCCAACAAACCCATCTGGCCGGAAAAGGACTCCAGCGCCGCTTCGTATACCTCGCCATATACCCCCACCAGCGTATAAGCGGCATCTTCCACGGCCAAATACGAATCATCCGATATGCCCTCAACGCCAAGCTCGCTTTTTCGCCGCTGGGCATAGGCTTGTAAAATAGCCTCTTGTTTGGCTATTTCCTCTTCGGCTTCTTCCTTGGCCTGCTCCGCTTCCAAAATCGCCTGTTTGTACTTATGTTCCGAATTGGCATTTCCAAGCGCATAGCCGCCGAATGACGACCATGACCTATTTTGCGCTTGGGTCTCCACTGTTTTCTCCCAGCCGGCCACTTCCTCGTCGTATTGCGCCTGGGCGGCGGCAATAGCATCATCCAGCGTTGTCTCCTGCTCCTTCAGGGACTGGATATAAGCTTTTCTGTCCGATACCTCCTCATAGCTCATGGCGCTGTTAAACGCCAAGATTTGCTCCGTTGTCCGGCTTACCTTCCCGCTCAGTTCGTCGTATTCCAGCCCCAGACCCGGCAAAAGATCGTTAAGCTCTGCAACGATATTTTTCGTTGTCTCTTCATATCCGGCGTGTTCGGCAGTCGTTGTCATAAGAGCTTCCAACTGTTGCGCCAGTCCCGCCGCCTGTGTGCGTTTTTCGCCGTAAACCGCTAGGCTTTCCTCGGTTTGCTTGTTCTCCTCTTCCAGGCTTTCGATAAGCTCGTCTGTGCTGGTCTTCACCGACTTTGCTTCATCCGAAGCAGAGACCAGATTTTTCACTGATGTATACAGCCCCGCTACCGCCATACTGGCCGCAACACCCACAGCCGCCCATTTTCCAACCGAACCGACAAGCGCAATCGTCTTTGCGTCCAGGGTCTGCATCATATATTTAAGGCTCATAAGCGTGGGAGCAAGTTCGGAAACTACACTCAGCAGCCCCTTCATCTCGTAAGCACCCACGGTAACTTGTGTTGTCACCCCTGGGAACGCCTGCGCCAGCACGTCGGCCACATTTACTAACACCGTCAGCGCCGAGGCCCCATCGGTTGCCGCTGGGATCAGTGCCTCACCAATGCTTGTCTCCAGGGCTTCTGTGGCACTGGTGAGAAGTGTCACCTTGCCGGTGTAGTTTTCAAGCCGTGTCGTGGAGATAGAATCCGCCGCCCCGGAGAAGTCGTACACATCCTCTACCAGCTTCTCCCACTCTTCGTCCGAGGAGTTCACCAGGGCAAGCAGTCCACGCATACCACGCTGTCCCGCCAGCTTGTAGGCGGCCACCTGGGCCTCCTGGGCGTTGTCCCCAAATCCCGAGAAAGCCTCTCGCAGTTCGTTGATAAATTGCAGCAGGGGCTTTGCCTCGCCGGTGGAGTCGTACATGGACAGCCCCAATTCCTCCATCTCCGCCGTGGCCGTGGCGTTTGCCCCGGACATACGGGTGAGCATGGTGTTCAGGCTGGAGCCGGACACACTGCCCTTCAAGGCGTTGTTTGCCATGGCCGCCAGGGCAAGCGATACATCCTCAATGGTGTAGCCCAGGTTCCCCGCCGTTGTCTCCACATAGGAAAGGCTCTGCCCCATCAGGCTTACCGTGGTGTTGGAGCTGGTGGCCGCCTGCGTCAGCACGTCCGCAAACTTGGTAACGGCTTCTTCTCCCTCCAGGCCAAAGGCGTTCAGGGCATCGGACACAATGCTTGTCATGTCCGTCAGGTCTTCTCCCGATGCCGCCGCCAGCTTTGTCACCGCCGGAAGCCCGGACAGCATTTCCTCCACATCCCAGCCCGCCAGAGCCATGGTCTGCATAGCCTCTGCGGATTCCTGGGCGGTGAACACTGTGGTTGCGCCTGTCTCTTTGGCTGTAGCCGTTAGCTGGTTCAGCTCGTCCTCCGTGGCCCCAGAGATGGCAGACACGGCACTCATGGTGTATTCCAGCCCCGCCGCCGTGGACACACAGCTCTTAATGCCGTCTGTGAGCTTTGTCACCCCCTCCAGCACGTCGTCTGTTGCCATTCGCAGGGCGGAGAAGGTGTTGGCCAAGTCTGTGACGTTGTTCACAGCGCCCTGCCAAGTCTCCATCTGCTCCTTGACTTCCTGGGTCTTTTCCTTCAGGTCTTCCTCGGAGGCGGTCAGGTTCTTGGTGTTCACCCCGGCCTCTTTCAGCGCCGTTCCCATTTGGGAAAGAGACTGCTCTTTGGCCTTTATTTTATTGTCCAGCTCCTGTATCTGCTGTTTGAGGGCGGCTTCTTTTTTCTCCAGGTCGGCGGTCTCGGTGCCGTTTTCTTTCAGTTGTACCTTGGTGGCCGCCAGGGCGGCTTCCTCTTCCTTTTTCTTGGCCACCAGTTCTGCCAACTGCTGTTTGTGCTGCTTCTTCTTGGCAGTCAGGTCGGCGGTGTCAGAACCTTCCTGTTTCAGCTCTGCGTCGATCTGGGCGATAGCGGCCCGCTCCTCCTTGATAGCCACATTCAGACCATCAATGGCCTGCTCCTGCTGCTTTTTCTTGGCGGTCAGCTCGGCGGTGCTTGTGCCCGCCTCCTGCTCCCGCTGCCTTGCCTCTTGCAGGGCAGAAGAAACCTCTTTAAGCTTTTCCTTCTGCTCTTTGAGACTGTTTTTCATCTGTGTGATGGCGGAAATGTTTTGCTTATAACTGGCGATGTCCCGCAGCGTCTGGTTATAGCCGTTGATCTCCGTCTGCATATCCTTCAAAGCGCTTTGAGCCGTGGAAAACCCTGTCCCAAACGCCGAATCAATTTTCGCTGTCAGCAGAAATAGCAGTTCATATTCTTTTCCCACTGCCATGTTTTCTCCCTCCTCAAAACCCTTTTATGGAAAATCGGGGCAGGCGCTGGGCCCGCCCCGATGCTGTTTTTGTTTCTGTCAGCCTTTCCGGCTCTGTCTCTCGATCGCCCGGTTGTTGGCTCGTATCCATTGGTATAGCCGCTCCATGGTCAGCCCCTCGAAATAGGAGACCGGTGTTTTCAGGTTCTGCGCCAGAATGATGTATTGCTCCCGCAGAATGTCCCCTGGGTTTCCGTCTTTTGTCAGCCCGTAACGAGCAAAAAAAGGCGGGCGGCATTGGTAATGGCGTTGTAGTCCGCCACCGGCAGCTTCTCGATCATGTCCGACGGGACACTTCCTGCCTTGGCCGCAAAGATTCGCTGATACCGCCGGGAGCGTGCCGCCGATTCCACGGTGATGCCCATGGCCGCCATTTCGTCGTCAATGGCCTCCATGTCTGCTCCTGTCATGGCCGCAAAGTTCAGGTGGACGGTCTCGTATGTATCGCCGCACCACTCAAACGGTGCCGACAGCTCCACATCCGTCACACCAAACTTTTGGATAAGCGCCTTGCGCCCGCCCAGCTTCTTTTCCTCTTCCTCGTGCTTTTCCGCAATATCCACAATGTTGTCTGCCATTGTCGTTTCTCCTTTTTAAAATTTAATCCGCAAGGGGCGGGCGAAAGCCCGCCCCTTTGGCTGTTATTTACCCAGCGCCGTTCGGACGCTCTTCAGGTAATCGGTGCCGTTCACATAGCAGATCCAGTTCAACGGATCAAGCTCCAGCACCTTCTTGCCGTCTCGATACTCCGCCCAATAGTGGACAGAGGCCACCGTGTTGGGGTCGGAGGTGCTCTGTGGCTTCAGGGTGCCGCCGTCCATCTTCTTAGGGAAGATCTTCATAACGTGCTTTACCCCCGTGACCACCAGGCCGCCGGTCTTGTTGTTCACGCTCTCCTGCACCTCCCGCAGCTCCAGGGTGTGAACCTCCGGGGTGGACAGTTTGATAGCCTGGGCCGTCAGAAGATTGTGCTTGAAGGTTACTTCCATCGCCTTCATCTGCCCCACCAGGACAGGCTCCACCTCACCGGCGATGCCCGCCCCATTGATGGTCTGGGTCATAAACTCCAAACTCGGCAAATCCACCTGGGCAATGCCCAGATATTCCGTCTTATTTTCGTAGATTGCGTAGTTGATAACCGCAACGTCTTGTGCCATCGTCTCTCACCTCCCCTTATTCCGTGCTGCCCAGCACTTCACTGAGATAACTCACATCGTACTCCTCCAGGAAGTCCACCTCCTGGACAGGCCCCGGCGGTGTCATGTAGATGTGGATGCGGACGATGCCCGCCATCAGGTCAGTGGTGGGGTTTTCGTCGCTCTTCAATTCCACCCGGCAGCCCAGCAGATGGCCGTCGTTTTTCAGGCCGTTGAGCCACATGTTCAGCTCATCCACCACGCTCTCTGCAAAGCGGCTGGTCATGCGCTCGTCAATCCGGCTCCAGAAGCTGAGAACGCAGGTGTTCGCCACATAGTTGAACATTCTGGTCACGTTGATGTACATATCCTTCGGGTCGGTGTTTCCCGGATAGCAGGCCGTATAGCTGCCCCAGGCGGTGAATCCGTTCACGAAATTGCACACCGTAGCAACGCCCTGGCCTCGCAGATAGTTCGCCTGGGTCAGATCCAGCAGAACCTCCGTGCCGTCTTCCAGGATGGCGCAATCAGCCTGGAGCGTCTTGTTGCTGGGACTTTCCGAGGGGATGTTGTCGTTATCCTCATCCGTGGCACTCATAAGGCTTGCCAGTTGCGTGGAGTAGTGGAACACCCGGTCTCCCAAGCCAAGCATGGGCCAGCACACGATCTGCTTCGTCTGCTGGAAGCTGCCAGATGCCGCTTTCGCCGCCGCTGCGGCCTGATAGTCCCGGTTTTCGGTTGTGTCAAAATCGCACAGGCAAACGCCCTTGAAAACGCCGGAAAAGGTGGTCTTCGCTCCCATCACCGCCGCCACCTCCGGGTCAGAGGAAAAGCCCGGTGCGATCAGAATATCCGGCAGCACCTGACCCTTGAAATAGGCCATGTCCACCAGTTCCATGCCGGTGCTCTGGCCGGTCTTAGTGTCAAAGCCGCCGATCACGGCGTTTTTCATGTCTGCCAGTTCAAAGGAGACCTCCGAATAGCTCACCTGGGCGCTGGTGATTCCCGCCGTGTCCATAGCGCCGCCGGACAAAACCTCCACAATGCACTGCCCGTCCTCGTAGAAAACATCGTAGTCCGTGCCCGCCACATAGGTTGTGCTTCCGTTTTTCACGGTAATGGTGTCCCCGATGGCATCCCCGGTCAAAGCGATCTGCCCACTGGTGATAGCCATGGTCTGGGCCGTCACCTCTTTGGCCTTACTGGTCGGATCCAGCACGTTCACCAGGATGATCGGTGCCATGCCGTAGAGCTTGAAGTGGCTGTACATCACCTCGCAGAGCGTATACTTGTCCCAATCGTCGCTGTAGCCCAGCGCCGAAACCGCCTCGTCGTAGGTATTGGCAATCACAATCTCATTGGCTTTTCCGCCCACCTGATGGATCGGTGCCGTGCCGATGGCGATCACCACGCCGCTGTCCGCTGTGGTAGGCGTGGCCACGCTGGTTGCGATTTCTTTCGGCTTCACGCCGTAGAAGCTTGCCATGTTTTTTAACCCCCTGTCTTTCTCGCCGTGGCTTTGGCTGCCACGTCCTCATAATATTTGTGAAGGATATTCCCCTTCGTCTGAACCTTTCTGGCCGCTTCCGCCAGACCCTTGACCGGCACCAGCAAATGCCCGATCTCCGGGTAGCTCTCGGTGATGCCGCCCAGAAACGCCTTGATCTGTGCATCGGTTCCGGTGATGATCTGCGCCGGGCGCAGCTTCCCGCCCGGAATACCGGGGCCGATATACACCAGTGTTTCCGTTTCCTCTTCCACAGTCTGGGCGGCCTCGTTCGCCGATTCCTCTTCGGTGGCCTCACTGACTGCCGCAGGCTCTTCCTTGACCGCTGTGGCCTCACTGGCCGCTGTATCCGCTTTGTCGTCGGCCTGCTCCTCGGTCTGTACGGTCGGCTCCTCCGTGACCCGGTCGGTGGTGTCAGCCGCCGGATCCGGCGTGTCCTCCTGCTTTTCCGTGGTCTCTTCGGTGTCCGCCTCCGGGGTAGCCGTTTCCTCTGTTGCCCCGTCCGTTACATTGGTGGTCTCGTCGGTGCCCTGGGCAGTCTCCTCCGTGGTGGCCGTCTTTTTGGTTGCCATGGTCTTTCCTCCTTTTTATCCCCCAAAGGGGTCATGCAGTCCCGGTATAGCCCGCTCCACAGTGGGCGTTGTCCATTTGGTGGACAGTTCCGCCAGGTGGTAGGCTCCGGTGTCGTCTGTGTAAAATAAATACTCAATGGGGTCTAGCAGCTTGTAGCAGCCGCCCACAACCCGGTCTCTTTGAAGACCCATCATCGTCCGCTCCACCAAGTTCAAAATGGCAAGCTTCCCCTGGTGTCGGTCTTTGTCATAGGCCGTTATGACCCAGCGCACCGTCGCTTCCCCCGCTGTGCCGTTTATCAGTTGCAAAAGCACATAGGGCACTCGCTCCTCTGCGTCGGATGGGTCGTCCATAGCCATCTGATAGGCTTTGATGGGCCGCCGTTCCGGCTGTCCGTCATAGCCGTCCTGCTTCACCGGCAGGGCGATGTCCTTCAGCTCCCGCTCTACCCACTCACTCAGGCAGTCTAAAAGATTTTTCAGTGTCATGGCTTGTCTCCCTAATACCCGTTCAGAACCCGCAAAAGCTCATGGTCAAGGCGCTTTTCAATGGTCTGCTCAGCCTTTTTCTGTATCTCTTCCCTGGCTGGCTCATAGTCCAGCATATCGGCCACAGAATAGCCGAAAAATTCCCGGATCTTGTCCTTGCCGCTGGCACTTTTCTTTCCGGCCTCCCGCTCGAAAATGCCGGTGTGACCGGATCGGAATGTGGCAATAAACGCATTCGGCCTTGGCACCATCTGTCCTAGGTTGTCCGCTGCACTCACCGCCTTGGTGATGCGCCAGCCGCTCACGCCATTTACGAAGCGGTCTGTGTATTGCCTTGTGGCCGGGGATGGGTGGAAGCGATACAGGGGTATCTTTTTCCCGGCGAAAGAGATCTGACCCACTACCTCGTTACTCCCCTCGAAAATGCTTGTCCTCACGTTTTCGTAGGTTCGCAGATTGCCCGTGGTAATGTCATAGCGCTTTTTGATCTCCGTGGCCGCCTGGGTTCTCCCTGCGTCCAAGCCCCGCCGGATGGCACGCTCAAACACCTGTCTGGACTTTTCCGGCGTTGTGTATAGAATCGTGTTGATGTGGTCGATCTGTTCCTGGTTCAGCTTTATCTCAACATCCACCATGACTCATTCCTCCAGCCGCCGCATTTCCACCTTCAGAAGCCCTCCCTCGGTGGTCACGCCCAGCACCTCATAGATAAGCCCGGTCACTTCGATCCGCCGCCCCTTTTTCGGCGGCGGGTCAAAGTCGCTCCGAGCGCAAAAGAAAATTTTCTCCACCTGGAAAAGCGATTGGTCGTGTCCGATGCGCTGCTGGTTTTTGTTTTTGTTCCAAACGGCGTTCATGTTTGCGTCCTCGTCCACCACCACCGGAATCTCCCTCGTCTCATAAGGGCTGTCCTTGCCGTTTCGCCAGTAATGGATCTCTTCCTTGACGGCAAACCCCTCCATGGACAAAAACACCCGCTTGGCATCGGCCCCGATCTGAGCTTTCAAGCTCCGGCGCATGGCGTTACTGGCTCAGCACATCCGTGCAGGCTCTCCAGGCTCCCTTCATATTGGGAATAGCGATGGGCCGTGCCGTCAGGATGGTTTCCTTCTGGTTGGAGTCCACGTTCACATTGTGCTTGGGGATTCTAGTTCCCGTCCGGGTGTAGGTTTGGTTGTCCATCTCCACCTGGGTCACGGCGGCATAGCTGAGCTTGCCTGTGTTGGGAGCGGCCAGCAGTACGCCAGCGGTGGGAAGGTAAGATTTCGTGGACAGCTTTCCCTTGGCATCCCGCTCCTGGTAGGTTCCTCGATAGACAAAAATCTCCAGGGGCACGCCTGCAAAGTTCAGCACGCCCAGCCGAGACACGCCTTCTTCCACCCACCGGGGGTCGATCTGGCCCATCTCCATGCGCCGGTTGTCCAGAATCTTCATCACCCAGGGGTCGGACAAAATCATCTCTGCCACCTGGCTGCCCACAACCAAGTCTGTCACCGGGCGGCCTGCCTCCATAAGGCTCTCTACCTGTGCTACCACGTCGTTATACCAAGTGCCCCGCTTGGTCTCGGTGCCAACGTCCCACTTTTCGCTGGGCTTGAACACACCGGGATTGTCGGTTCCCTCGTAGTATTTGGCCACCAGATCCTTGCCTTTGTCCTCCTTGTCCCCAATGTGGCGCATGGTGCAGGCGTTCAGAAGCATGGTCTCGGCGCACATCCATTCCTCCCGGCGGGTGATGGCCTTGTCCAAAAAGTCCAGGTCATTGACCAGGTATACGCTCTCCCGCTGCTCCGGGGTCAGGGTACTCACAAGGCTCTCTCCAGCCATGCGCTTTTCCAACTGGTCAATGCTCAAAGGTCGGCTGGGTGCAATGTAGGCAGGCTCGATCTCTCTCGTCTCATAGCCGCCCCGGAGCATGGGCACCTTTCCCACTCGGGAAATCACAAAAGGAGCCAGCAGATTGCCCTCGCCGTCGTCGTAGTCCACATAGACCTTGTTGGTCTTAAAGATGTTCTCGCTCTTGGCGAAATACCGGTCACGCATCCAGGTGTAGGTCTTTGCCTTTTCCCGGATCACCTCCATCATGTAGATGGTAGAGTACAAATCCATCTCGTTTCACTTCCTCTCTCAAACGCCGTCCGACAGCAAAATGCCCGCCAGACGCAAATTGTTCTCGTCCGCATCCGTCAGCTCGTATCCCTCGGCCACGGTCAGCTTGTTCCGATAGAAATGGCCGCTTCGGTATGCCTCTGCCGTGGTGTCCGTCTCGTCCGTGTCCTCTGCCAGGATGGCCGATGCCGTCCCGTTCCCGGCTCCCAAAACAGCGTAGGTTCCGTCTTCCTCCCGGCTCAAGACCGTGCCTCTGGTGTGTTCCCCCGCTTTGGCAAGCTCCAGAATAAACACATCGCAAGGCGGGTAAACCTTGGCGATCAGGTCATCCGGCTGGAAAATGCCCACAACGCCTCCTGTTTCTCTGCTCATTTCTCATCGCCCCCTTTGCTCTTCTTCCAAAGCGACACGGCGTTGGCCGCCGAAACGCTCTCGTCCTTTCCTTTTTCCGGCGCTGCCGCTCCGGCCACCTCGTTTGCCCCGCCCTGGGTGGCATCGTCTCTGGCCTGTGCCATCCAGGCATTGCCGCTGGCTCTCTGCTTTGCCACAATGGCCGTTGCCACATCCGCCGCCGTGGCGGTAGGGTCTGCTTTGGCTTTTTCCACAATGTCCTCAAAGCCGGGCAGCGCCATGTCCTCAATGCTCTGGATGCGCTCCCGCTCCGCTGTGGCCGCCTTGGTCATTGCCTGGGCCATCAGCTCCGGGTAGGCCGCTGTCAGTTCTTCCAGATTTTTCGGTTCCATCTCTTCATCCTCCTGTCTTTCCGAATTTTTTTGATTATCTGAAACACCTTCCTCGGTGATATTCAGTCCTTGTTCGGCGGCCATGCGCCGTATATCTTCCGCCGGTGGGATTCGGTTTTCCACAACGGCTTTCAGCAGTTCCTTTACAACGGTTTTGTTGTATGTATTTTCTCCTCCGGCGCTTGCCACAAAATCTTGCGCCGCCGGCTTGTCCAGCATCTCATCCGCCAGACCGCAGGCAATGGCCTGTTCTGCCGTGAAGAAGGTCTCCTCCTCCATCCACTGCTTGAATTGCTCCCGGGTGGCCTTGCCCGCCGATTTTTCCTCGTAGGCGTTCAAAATGCTCTCGTCAATGGTGTTCAGCCATTGGGCTGTTTGTGTCATGTCCTCCGTGTTTCCGCTCACGCCGGAAAGGCCCGCTCGGTGTATCATCACATTGGCCACCGGGGACAGCAGTACCCTCTGACACCCGGCCATCACCACGCTCATGGCGCTGGCCGCTATGCTCTGCACCTTCGCCGTCACTGTCTTTCCGGAAGAGCGCAAGATGGAATACATCTCAAAGCCTGCGTAGACGCTTCCCCCATAGCTGTTCATCTCTAGCTCCAGGTCTTCCCCCTCCGGGCATTGCTCCAGCGCTTGGCGCAAGTCCCTTGGACAGCAAACTTCAAACCCAAAATAGCGATAAGCCAACGATGTATCGTTGTCCACGATATCGCCATTCAATCTAATTTTCATCGGTTCCCACCGCCTCCATCATGTTCTTTTCTCGCTTCGCCGTTTTCATGTTGTCCCGGAAGTCCGTACCGGTCAGTTCCATAGCCTCTTTGGTTTTGGTGCTGAAGCCGTATTCCACACGCATCTGCGCCGCCTCCACTTCCTTCACCGGGTCAAGCTGTCCTTGTGTCGGGCCGTACCACTCTGCCTTGCAATAGGCTTTCCGCAATCCCGTGTCTTGAAAAAAGCCCGGCGCATGGATGCGCCCCTTGGCCACGGCCTCCGCCAGCCATTCCTCGTAGATCGGCTGGCAGAATTTTTCCACCATCCAGTCCCGCCATTCCGAAAACGCCTTCCACGCCTCCAGCAGTGCCGCTCGGCTGGCTGAGTAGTTAGAAGAAAACTGTTTTACCAAAATCTCATAGGGCAGCTCCAGTGCCGCTCCGATCTGCCTTGCCACAGCGGCCACAAAGCCCTCAAAGTTTCCGTTTGGACGGCCTGGGTTCACAGCGTTTGCTTTCTCCCCCGGTGCCAGATCAAACACGGTTCCCGGCCCCAGCTCAATGGAGTTTTTGTCCCCGCCGTCCACCAGGGCTTCCTCCGGCTCTCCCAGCTCCCCGATCGGCCGCTCGGCGCTGTCCTGCTCCCGCTCGATAAACACCGTGAGCAGTCCGTTCACCACAGCGGCCACCAATTCTGCATCGGTGTATCGGCCAAGCTGTTTCAGGCTCTCGATCACCGGTGCCAGAAGCGGCGCACCCCGGCGCTGGCCGATTCGCTCTCTAGTCATCACATGGAGGATGTTTCGCCGCCCGGTCTTCTCACCGGTGACGGCCACCCTCGTCCAACTGTTTTGCCCCGCTGTCCAGGATAGGGGATGGTTCTTGGCGATGTGGTAGGCCACCACCTCGCCGTCCTCGTCCACCTCCACGCCGCCCACGATCTTGTCATCGGTGGAAACGTCAAAAACATTGTGCGGGGTGCATACCCGGTCTGCCTCCACGAGCTGAACGCAAAGCTCATAGGGCCAGCCCCGCCGCTGCTTGAATTTCAAAACTGCAAACACATCGCCGCTCATCAGCCAGTTGGAAAAGGCAAGCTGCTGAAGCTCGTAAAAGCTGGACAACCTCTCAGCGTCACATTCCGTCGCTTCTGCCCACAGAGAAAACTCCCTGGCGATCTGCTTTTCCAGCGCCTCCGCCGCCGCCTCGGTGATGCCCAGTGCCTCCCCGTCAATGATTGGCTTTGCCGTCAGGCCGCTGCCCACCACGTTTGTGCGGTATGTCTTGATAGCGCCGGTAGCCAGCGGCACGCCCATGGTCAGATCCCGGCTCCGCTCTCGCAGTAACTGGAGGTTCCACTGGATATCCTCCTTGGCACTGCCTCCGGTGTCGATCCATCCCTTGAGGGCTTTTTTGGTTCGGCTGGCTCCGTAGTTTGCGTAGCCGCTGTTTGTCGCCCGCCTTCTGGTCAAGCGCCCCAAGACCCCGGCCTTTTTTCCTGTTTTTTTCAAGCGCTCTCCCTCCCGCTGTCCTTCTCACGCTCCATCATGCCATAACAAAACGGCAGTGGTTGGCAGTCTTTTACCAGTCCCTTGGCACAATGCGATAGGCTCGGTTCCGTCCCCCGGCAGCGGCCACGGCCTTTAGCCGCTCCACCTTTTCGTTCCAATAGTCGATCGTCCCCCGCACCTGCTCCAAGTCTGCCATGGTCAATGTCTGGTTTCCCAGGCGGTAGCTCTGGTGGGTGGTGATCTCCAGCTCTGCCTCCATCCATTCCTCCAGGTGTTTTTGCGCCTTGTCCAGCGTAATGCCGTATTCCTTGGTCTGCTTCTTTTCCCCCATAGGTCATTCCTCCAATCCTTTTCCCCGCTGTCGGCGGCCTCGATGCGCCGTTTTTGTCTTTGTTTCCTCCGGCCCATTGAGATGCAGTCCGGCAATCTCCATGGCGGCCTGTGCGTAATTTCTCATGTCTAGCGGCTCATTCCGCCGGAAGCTCTTGTTTTTCAGAACCCACGCCGTGGTAGCTCGCCCCTTCTTGTAGGTCACAATGCGTTTTTCCGCTGTCAGTCCCTTGAAGTAATTTTCGTCATAGCCCCTGTCTCCCGCCGGGAAATGGCAGAAGCCCCGCCCCGGTTCGGCCACTTTCAGCCGGTCATACACAAAGCATTTTCCCGTGTCCACCCCCAGGGTGTACAGCAGCGCCTTGACCCGGTTTGTCCGGGTTGGGTTTTGGATGTATGGCACGTCTGCGCCACCCTTTCCCTTGATGGCGTGGATGTTCCGTTGCTCCCTGGCCTTTGTGAACCGATAAACCTCGTTTGTGTAGTGGCCGCCGGAGTCGATGCAGGCCGCCGCTATTTTCAGCATGGTTCCGTCCGCTTTCTCAAACGTCTTGCCCAAAATCTCATCCAGCTTTTGCCAGACCTCCGGCTCCTTCATATTGCCGTAAATCTCGCCCTTATAAATGCCCCAACTCTCTGCGCCGATGCCCCAGCCCACGATCTCATATTCAAAGCGGTCATCCTGAGTGTCCACGCCAGCCGTCAGAGCGATCACGCCCTCCGGCACCTCTGCGTCGTACTCTTCCAGCCGTTCCAGCAGATCCTCGTCTTCCAGTTTCTCTCCCTGGTCATCCCAGGTCTGGGCCATCACCGTGTTTGTCCAGGTGATTAAAAGCTCCACGTTTCCGGCTTTGCTCTCGTCCACCGCTATGAGAAAATCGCTTACAATTTTTTTCCAACCGTCCCCAAAGGTGGCCGCCAGGGCGTTCACATAAAATCCCCTGGTTTTCCGTCGTGGATAGGTTGCAATATATTTTCCGTCCTTAAAACAGTTGCGCCATTCCTGCTCCGTGGACACAACCCCGCAAAACTCGCACTCATGGAAAACCTCCATGTTCGTCTCGTTTCGGAAACCTTCTTCATCGAACTTTATTTTTTCCCAGGTCAGCGGCTGTAGCTTTCCGCAGCATGGACATGGCACGTTCCACACTTCTTGTGTGGAGTGCTCATACTCCGTCTCAATGCGGCTCTGTCCCTTGATGGTCGGGGTGGAGGTCACCACCTCTTTGGCGTTCCAGAAGGCCGTCGTTCGCTTTTCTGCCAAGGCCAGGGGGTCGCCCTCCTTGCCCGCCGACGGTGGATAGCGGTCTATCTCGTCGGCAGCTAAAATGCGAATCGGACGGCTGGCCAGGGCCGCCGGACTGTTCGCTCCCTGCAAAACCACATAGCCGCCGGGAAACTGCTTCTCCTGGATGGTGTTGTTTCCGTTCCGGCTCTTGTCCTGGGTGATCTCTGCCAGAACCGGTGTGTCCCGCAGCATGGGAGACAGCCGGTTTTTGCTCACCGTTTCCGCCATGGCCACGGTTGGCTGTAAAATCATGATGGGGCAGGGGTCGTAGTGCATATAGTATCCAATCAGATTCAAGATGGCGCAGTCCGTCTTCCCCATCTGCGCCGCCCACATAAGAACCACCTTTTTCAGGTGTGTATCTGTAATGGCGTTCATCGGCTCCCGCTGGTATGGCGCTATATCGGTTTTCCATCGCCCTGGGGCAGAAGAACTCTCCTGGCTCAAAAAGCGGTATGTGTCCGCCCACTGACTCAAGGTCATATCCGGCGGCGGTGCAATTTTTTCAAAAACACGCCGAAACAGTGCCAAGGTTTCTTCTCCCACCTCGGCCCGCTCCGGCGCTTCATTGTTGTTCATGTTCATTTATCCAATCGTCAAAATCGCTTAATTCCTCCAGCGCCTCATCTGTCAGTTTTTTCAAAAGATCAAAAATCTCTGCACTCTTGTTCATCTGCGCCGCCTGGGGTGCCGCTCGGTTCGGGATGGCTCGTATTTTTGACTTAAAGCGCACCACCGTTTGGGTCAAGATATATTCAATATCCTCTGTGCGGTGGAGCTGTCCCCTTTTCACGCCCAGCTCCAATTCCTGTTCCTGGCGCTTGGCTCTCATGAGCTTGGCCCGCTCTGTGGCATAGTCCAGCGTTTCTTCCTTCGTCCCCTGTTTCTGGCAGGTGGCAATGATTTCCCTGGCCGTCTCCTCCAGGCGAAAAAGCCCCCCGGATGTGATGCCTTGCTGGATAGCCCCGGAACGCACCCAGGCCCGCAACTGGCTTTGTGTCACGCCCAGGGTGCGGCAGATGGCCGCCTCTGTGTATAATCTCATGTTTTATCTTCCCCCCCAACGGTTGGCACACGAGCATGAACCCATCTTCCCGAAATTCTGTAAAACAGTTGACGCACGAGCATGAGCCTGTTTTTCCGAAATTCCGCAGATTTGTCAACTAACTCAGTGTAAAAGGGGGTGTGAGGCGGGGAGGTGGTATCTGCCACCACCTTCTGATAGGAGGAGTCCGCCCATCGCTTCGCCTGAACCCCAGCCCCACTTGAGTGATATTGAAATGCCCGCCTATGATCCAAGCCGCATCCACCCTGTATCTTAGTCCATCAAAACGGCAGTGGTTGGCAGTCTTTCACCAATTTGCCACCGACCACAAATTACCAGCAAATAAAAATTCCCGCTCCCCATCCCGGTTTTCCCCTCCCGCTCCCCGCTCCCAGCAAATGACCGGCAAATAAAACCCCTCGACCGCCACCCGCTCAAACCGAAACTTAAACTCAATCTTGCACCCAACCCCCAGCGTGAACCCCAACTTGAACCTGTCAAAATTCCCGACAAGTTGAACCTTCCACCCTATCATTTTCGTGACCCCACGAAAATGATCCACTCGAATCCTCTGCCCCGTCTTCAACCTGTCGAAATTTTCGACAAGTTGGATTCACCGAACCCCGCCCCTTTTTTTCTGTTGTCCCCCGGCCAAATTCCATTTTCGCGTAGTTCGATTCTATTTTTGCGTAGTTCGGTAGACTTCCAGGAGACTTTCCGGAGACTTTCAAGTAACTTTCAAGTAACTTTCGTTAGATTCCCCTCGTCCCATTCCCTCCATCTTTAACCTGTAAGGATTTCTTACAAGTTGAACCGTTCGGAAATCCCGAACAGTTAAAAAATAAGAGCGACACCCTACGAGTACCAGTCGTAGAATGTCGCTCTTATTCGCCTAACGCAAGATCAGCAAATGCTGTCGTATGCGCCATGTTCACACGGTCACATTATAGCACATTTTTCTTTTTTTGAACACCTGTTATAGTCGCCGTCTCTCTTTTTTGACCACCCACCCCCTAAAAAATTTGCGATTTTCTCCAAGCAAAAATTCATTTTGCGCCTAGAAAACTTTCGGGGCTCTGTCCACCCGCAGCCCCCGACCTGTCCCCGCAGTACCTGGGCGGCACCCCTGCAAGCCCCCGCCGGGCAAGCTGCACCCGGAAGCCGCCCGGCGGCCTGGATCAGCGCCAGCGGCGGGGCAACATCTTCCAGCGGCCCGGCAGGGGCGGCGGTGCTGGATCAGGGAGGCAGCAGGCCCGGCGGCCCTGCTGGCATCAACGGACAGGCCGCACCGACGGGGGCGGCGGCCTGGATCAGGGAGGCAGCAGGCCCGGCGGCCCCGCTGGCATCATCGGACAGGCCGAACCGGCGGCAGTCCGGCAGCGGGGACAAGCTGCACAAACCGCCGCCGGAGATGGGCGCAAAAAAGCCGCCCGGCAAAGCCCCAGAGGGATTTACGCGCGCGGTACAAGAATAATTAAATTTATATATTATCTCCCCCCTTCCCCCCAACTGTGCAAAATGACGAACACACGCAACAACGCACGGCCAAACCGTCACCCGGTCGCCGTGCGTTTTTATCCTGCATCATGTTTTGTTGTCTCTGTCCATCCGTTCCCGGACGGCCTGTAAGATGTACCCTTGCAGGCTCTGCCCAGCCTCGGCGGCTGCTGCTCTGATCTGCTCCCCCTCGGCCTTGTAGGGCCGCACCATGATATTATCCAATTTTTCCAGGTGTTTCTTATCCGTGATCGCTTTTTTTGCTGATAGCGCCATCTATTCACCCCCCAATTCTCCCCTACTATATCATATTTTTATCAACATGTTAACACGTCATTTTTGACAAACCGCCCGCCCCTTTTTTGTGCATCCATACAAAAGCATGTTAACACGCTTGACGACACTGCGAAAACATGTTAACATGTCACTATCAAAGCCAAGGGGCCAAGCCCCAAGGCGGCGACCCCAGAAGCCAACAAATCACAACGGAGGATATACCATGAACGTCAAAATCACCTACGAACTGACCATGCACTACAACACGGCCCTTCCCAACTGCGGATTCAGCGAATCCAGCCACATCATTACAGACGGCGTCTATGATTTCCGTGACTACGTTGCCGACAACTTCGACAGCCAGCACGGTTCCACGTTCCAATTCATCAATGATGATCTGGTTGTCATCATTGATGCAGACGGCAACCCCACCGGCGAGGCCGCCCGGGTCATCTCCCGGGAACCGACCACCGCCCCGCTGGAGTGGTGATTTTCCCGTCGTCCCGGCGACGTTAAACAGGCATCAGGCCGGGAGCGTCCGCCGCTTATGCGGCGGGGTTGCAAAAAGAAAGGAAGGTATCACTATGCGAAGGAAATACTACATCCATTACTGGCGCAATTTTGAAAACACTTTTGAATTGTACTATGCCGACACGCCGGAAGAGGCCGCCAAGCTGGAGGAGGTCGAGGAAGTTTACAGACTTACCCGGAAACAGGCAGAGCAAAAGGCCAGAAACGAAATGTGGGCAAGAGAACATGATGCCGCTTTTTCCGGCTATGGTGCTGTGTACGTTTTGCCCGCCCGGGTATTTTTTAACCGTGACAATGACTTTATTTTTAACCCTCAAGAAGAAATTTGTCGTGGGCGTTTCTATCTGTCTGGCCGTGTCCTGGAAGAAATTACAAAAAACGCATAACCCGCAAGGCCGACGGCATCCCGCCGCCGCTGGTGCAAGCCCAGCCGCCCCACCCGGGGCGGGCGCTCATGGGTAACCAAAAATTTAATAATCTGGGAGGATTTTAACCATGTATTTTAACCATTGCCACACCTTGCAGGAACTCAAGGCCGAGTACCGCCGTCTTGCGATGCTCCACCACCCCGACCGGGGCGGCGACACCGCCACCATGCAGGAGATCAACCGGCAATATACGGATATGCTCGAGCGTCTCCAGGCCCAGCACAACGCCACCGCCGACGAGGCACACCAGAAGCACGAAACCGCCGCCGAGTTTATCCGCATTGTGGAACTGCTCCTGAAGCTGGACGGGCTGGAAGTGGAACTCTGCGGCTCCTGGCTGTGGATCGGCGGCAACACCCGAGAGCACAAGGAAGCCCTAAAGGCGGCCGGGTGCCGCTGGGCCAGCAAAAAACACTTGTGGTACTGGCACCCCGCCGATGAGGCCCCCAAGCACCACCGAGGAAATGCCACCATGGGCGAGATCCGCAGTAAATACGGCTCCACCACCCTTAAAAAGGCGGACGACGACATAACCGCCGCCTAACCCCCCAACCCGCAAGGCCGACGGCATCCGCCGCCGCTGGTGCAAGCCCAGCCGCCCCACCCGGGGCGGGCGCTCATGGGTAAATTGAAGGAGGTAAACACCATGACCCCACAAGAAACCGCCGCCCGTATCTATGAGATCACCAGCGGCATGACATCCACCAGCGCCGCCGCCCGGCGCACCCTATCCCGGCTGGCCGCCCGGCTGGCCGCCGGTCAGACCATCACCCCGCCGGAACTGCTGGACACGCTCCAGGCCGCACGGCAGGAGGTTGACCCCCTGGACATCATGACCGCCCTTGACCTGGACGAGCTGTTGAAAGCCCTTGCAGGGGCCAAGCCCCAGGAGGCCACCCCCAGCGCCCACAGCATCGCCATCAAGTGGACAACCGGACAACTGGACATTCTGCCCGCCGTCTTTTTCCCCTGCTCCTGCGCCAAGCTGAAACAGCTTTTAGCCCTGGCCGAAATCGACACCGACACCACCCGGCGGGAAATTGGAAACTACTTGACCGCCGCCATCACCCAGGCACGGCAGGACGGCAACCGGCGGCAGGCTGGCAAGCTCTCCCAGTTACTTGCCATCGTCAACCCGCCCCGGCAAAGACCAAAGGGCATTTTGTCCGCCATCCGTCTCTTGCTTGTCGCAAACAGCACCACCATGGACGGCTATTTTCTGGACGATGGAAAGCCCACCATCACAAACGGAGCCGCCCTGATCCGCTTCAACGATCCCGTTCCCGGTCTGGAGCAAAGCACCGCCGAGGCGGAAGGGAAGAACCCTTTTCACGCCGCCCGCCTCTTTGCCTCCACTCGAAACGCCACCCAGGCGCTGGAGCTTCCCACGATCCAAACGCTTGGAAGCGCCGCCAAGCTTTGGAAATGCACCCATAAAAAAGGCGACGCTCCCCGGTTTGAGTTCCCCGGCTCCCAACTCGCCGTCAACCCGGAATTTCTCGCCGCCATTATGAAAGCCCTCCCCGGAGCCGTGGCCTATTGGGACGAAAACCCAGAGCATATTATTTATTTCAAATCCCCCGACGGCGAAGCGCTTTTAATGCCCCAGAACCCCGCCGCTTGACGCTTATCGAGCGCCGCCCGCCCCGGCGCTCCAGTAAACGCCAAACGAACAGAAAACGAAAATGGAGGTTTAAAAAATGTTTGACACGATCCGACATGAGGCCATCGGCGGCGGCTACTCCGGCCAGCGTAAAATTATTCTTGATGCTTCTGATCTCCGCCCCATCACCGGCCATTACGAAATTATGGCCATGTACGAGGACGGCGAGGCGCTGGACACCTTCACCGCCCCCGACGAAGCCGCCGCCCGGCAGGCGTTCGACACCCTCGTGAACAAGTACGCCGGGCCGCTCCAAAAGGCCATGTACGCCGCTCACCTGATCCCTGGCCATAAATACACCCTCGTTTACCTGGGCGAGTTTGGCTTTCCAGTCTCCCGCAAAATCACCTTCCACAGTATGAGCTTCACTACATACGCTCAGTATTCCGACGTTGTTAGACTGGTTTTCACCCCCTACCGTAAGCGCAGTCTTTACAGCGACCGCTTTTATTACGGTTCTCTTCTCATTTTCGCAGGCTGGCAGCAATTGGAAGAAACCGCCTGGAAAGATGTTTTGCGGGACGATGGGCAAACCAGAGTCACAAAAACAAAATACCCTTGTTTCTCCGCTAGCTATATCGAGGATCTTGAAAATGCTTTTAAAGACCCGGTCATGATCTACAAAAACTATAAGACCGGCGTAAATGGCAACTTGTACGCATAACCCCAGCCGGACACCCCAGCCGGGCCGCACCGGTCAAAGCGGCCCCGCCCCATTATGCGTTCGCTTTTTCGGAAAAGATGCACGCATAGTCCTAGAATAAAAAATATAAAACGGAGGTAATCAAAATGTCCATTGGAAGACAAGACTACACTCAGCGCCGGGAAGAACGGATTGAACGGTTTGAAAGCCGAGCCGCAGCCGCCGAAGTGGAAAGCAACGCCGCCTACAACCAGTCTCACAAAATCACCAGCGCCATCCCCATGGGCCAGCCCATCCTCGTAGGCCACCACAGCGAAAAACACCACCGCCGGGATCTTGACAAGGCCGACCGGCTCATGCGCAAAAGCGTGGATGCCTACGAGAAAGCCGATTACTACCAAGGTAAAGCTGAGGCCGCCCGGAAGAACTCCGCCATTAGCAGCGACGACCCCGACGCATTGAACAAGCTCCAAGATAAGCTCCAACAGCTCCAAGCCGCCCAGGAACGTGACAAGGCCATGAACGCCTACTATCGCAAGCACAAGACCCTGAAAGGCTTTGAAGGTATCACCGACGAGGAAGCCGAAAAGGCAGATGCCGAGCTGGCCGAACAGGATGCCAGCCCTTACAGCACCGGCAAACACCCCCCTGTTCCGTCCTGGGTGCTTTCCAACCGGAACGGCGAGATCGCCCGCCTGAAACAGCGCCTCGCCAAGCTCCAGCAGGTGGACGAAATGGAACACGTCGAGATCGACTTTGCCGGCGGCACCCTCTTGACAAACGAGGAGATCAACCGAGTGCAAATTCTCTTTGACGAAAAGCCCGACGAGGCCACCCGAGAAAAACTAAAAACCAATGGTTTCCGCTGGTCTCCTCGTGAAGGCGCTTGGCAGACCCAGCGCACCCCGCAAGCCCTCCGGCGGGCTAAGTACCTGTTGGATATCAAAGACTAACCCCCAGCACATGGGACACTTTCAGCGGCTGCACCCATCAAAGCAACCGCACCCCACGCCCAAGAGGCGCAGACTAAAATACAAAACATGGAGGTAAGAAAATGTCTGGTTATTGCGGCTTCAGCATGAGTAATAATGCTGTTGATGCTTATGCGAATGGCGAAAAACCACTTTCCAAGTGGACTAAAAGCGCCATCCTCGACGAGATTTTCCACGCTGTGGAAAACGGAGAAATCACACTCCACTGTGACAATCCCCTTCTCAAGAAAGTTCCGGCAAACTTCCTGAAATCTGCGTGCCTGGTTCGTTCCTCCTGGCACCACACTTCATCTCACTACAACAAGACGGACTTCTATACCGTCAATCTGGATGCCGTTGAGCATCTAACTAACGAGGCACTGTTGGAGGCAATCCAAAGCAAAAGCGCCCCGGTCGAGAGCAAGCCCGATCCAGAGCGCTGGAAGTGTGCATTTTTGGAATGGAGCGGCACACGGAAACACCCCAAAGCCACGGAAATAATCGAGGTTGGCACCATCGAAGGAAACTGGTTTATCCGCTCGGACGGCTCCAAGAAGAAGACCACCGCCAACGGTTTTCGGTTTATCGAAAAAGTCCAGTAATCTCCGGCTTTGCGGCGTATCTGAAAATCTCCGCCACAATTTCCTTCTCCATCCCTACGAACAGCGGACGTATGCCAAATGTCTTCATCATTGCACACGCAGCGAAAGCGTTTGCATCCAGTTCAGCCAACTGCAAGTTGTAAGATTCCACATCGCAATTTGATCGAATCTCATAATCCCCTAAGTATTTTTCTTGATCCGTTTTCCCTTGCCAGACGTGTCGCAGCTCATGTGCAACAGCAAAGCATAGATCCGGCAGTTGCAAGGACTTTTTCAGATGCACCGCATTTTCTTCTGGAACAAAACAACCCATCATCGTTTTTGTCGGAAAATTCTCCTCTTCCTTCAAAACAATCTGCACTTCTTCGATCCCTAGCACATTCGCAATGTATGCAGCAAATTTGTAAATCACAACCATCACCGATTGTATTTTAACTCAAAATCAATTTCTGTCAACCCAGACAGATCTATTTGGAGGAACAGCCAATGAAACGACCCCACGCAACCGAACCCACGCCCGAACCCCAAGCCGCCGCCATCATCCAGGCACCGCCCATAAAGGACGATAGCCGGGAAAAGCTGAAAGCGGCCCAGGAGGCCAAACGGGCAGCAGAAGCCCGAGCGGAGGAGCTGTCAAAGCAGCTTGCCACCGCCACCCTGGAGATTATGCGACTGAAAGCAGAGGTCTACGACCTTACCCACGGCCTGACATGATCCCACCGCAAAAGAGGCGGGAGAAAATTTCTCCCGCCTCTTGCAAATACACGCAATGCGTGTTATACTTTGTGCATAAATTGACAGGAGGTATACCAAATGACATTCGCACTTTACGTCACCACCGCTACAGATTCCCTCATCCGCTGCATTGACGGCACCTACGACCTTATCAAATCCTCTTCAAACCCACTGACCGCACCCGGCACACCTTGCGACCAAGACTGGGCCGCAAATGTCCAAAAAGAAAATCTGATCCTCAATCGTGCTACCGCAAAGGTTTTTTATAACGTCCCCGACAATGTGGATGTTATCTGTTCGATTGACAGCCAATGATGGCGATCTGGAAAGACCTAACAGGCCAGCGCTTCGGAAAATTGACTGTCCTGGAGGCAACTTCCGAACGAAAAAATAATCACATCGTTTGGCGTTGCCTCTGCGATTGTGGAAACGAAAAATTGGCATCATCTCAGCACCTGCAAAATGGCGGCGTTACTAGCTGCGGTTGCGCAGCAAAGGCGGCGAACAAGCGAAAAATCATTGATCTAACCGGAAAACGGTTTGGACGGTTGACAGCCCTGGAGGCGACTGATAAGCGATCCGGCAACTCCACAATTTGGAAGTGCCAATGCGACTGTGGCAACACTTGCTTTGCGGCATCGCACAACCTGCGAAGCGGCAATGTAAAAAGCTGTGGTTGCCTTGCCTCTGACCATGGGAAGGCCGCCATTATAGGTGCCAAAAAAGCCAGGGATCAATATTACACGCAAAAAACCGATGTGCGTAGGCTTGCGAACAAAAATTTACAGTCAAACAATACAAGCGGCGTCACCGGTGTATCATACGACAAAAGCATCATGTCCTGGAAGGCATTTATAACCTTCCAGGGGCATAAATATCACCTTGGTGCCCGTCGTGACAAAGACGAGGCTATAAAATTGCGCAAAGAGGCCGAGGCCAAAATACACGATAATTTTTTGTCCTGGTATGCCCAGGAATACCCGTCGCAGTGGGAAAAAATCCAAAAGAAACAGAGGGAAAAAGCAAAATGACAGACCTACAACGATTCACGGCGCTTTCCGAGGCGGCCAATTATGCGGATAAGGCCGCATACCTATCGGATTTGGCACTATCGTCCATGTGGGGCGATGCCGAAGACATTGACAGCGCCACCATGAACAAGAGGCTTGAAGAGCTTGGAAAAATTTATGATGCCGCCACAATAACGGTGTCTGAGATCAGAGCCAGTACAGGTCTAACGCAAGCGTCGTTTTCGCAGCATTATTTTGTCCCATTCCGAACTCTTCAAGATTGGGAGGGCGGCCAGCGAACCCCGCCAGCATATGTAAAATTGTTCTTGGTTCAAATTTGCGGCCTAGCAGATATTTTTTGACACATAAGCGCATAATTTTCCTAAAAGAGGCGTTGCAGACACCAACTGCAACGCCTCTTTTAGTCTATGATTTTGTCCTCGTCTTCCTCGTCCAGCGGCATGATCTCCCCCTGATCTGATACGTTGAATTGCCCCAGGGCACGTTGTTTGGCAAGCTCCAGGCGCTCCCGCTCAATGGTGATCCGCTCCCGCTCCGCCTGGGCGCTTTTCATACTGTCCAGGAGCTTGTTGATCCTTCCGTCCGTCCGGTTCAGCTCCGCTTCTAAGGTCATTCGCCTGGAAAAAGCCGTTGACTTGCTGATGTAGTTCATCTCGCCGCCGTCCGGCAGTTCCATAACCATGACCCGATCCAAATACTTAGCTTCCTCCGGCTCTCCCGGCACCGTCTGAAGCTCCGCAATGCGCCCCTCCAGATCTGCCCGCTTGGCCTCCAACCGCCGCAGCGACCGCATAGCATTTTCATCAAAGCCGGCTTGTATGCTCTCAATCTCCTGGCGCTGCTCCTCCGTCAACCTGTCCCACCGTGGCCGAGAATAGGCCCCGTGCTTTTCGGCGTTCGTGTTTCCCTTGGGCGCTCCGTGCCCTTTGGCATTTTTACTTCCCAGTGGCGGCCCCGGTCTTGGCTTTTTCAGCTCCTCTTCCCATTTGTCCTCATACTTCCATTTTCGCACCGTCTCCGGCGGCACGTTCAGCCTTTCAGCTATCTCTTTCGGGGCGATACGCCCCTTATTTTTGAGAAAAATTTCCCTAGCTCTGTCCCGCTCCGGCGCTCGTTTCTTGCCCATGTGGCCCTCCCCTCTGGTTATTTGTTTCGCAAATTCCGCTTTTTTCTTTTTCCCGTCTCGCTTATGTTATTATAATATTTTTCGATTTCCTATCACTTTAAGGCCGATTTCCTCCTGAAAATCGGCCTATGTTTCTGTGTTCCTGAGGGGCTTGCGATTTAATCAAAGTGTCCCATCCTGGCTTTTTCGCAAAAAGCGGCAGCTTCCGGGCACGTCTCCACCTCCGCTATCAGTCGATCCAATCCCCTGTAGGCTATTTGCCGGATCTGCCTGTCTTGATAGTTATGTCGCATACTGATTGACACCCACAGTTCGCCCTTGATGTAATGGCGATAAATACAGTCCTTCTCGATGGTCGGCAGGTGATTGATCGCCTTGATGATCTGCTCCTTGGCTTTTTGCGTTTCGGCGGCCTGTTTTTGGCAGGCTGCGATCTCGTCCGCATCGGTCAACTGCTCACAAAACAGGCGCTTATAGGCGATTTCCTCATCTATGTCTTTGTAGGCCCGCAAACCTGCTTTCAGCGCCGCCTTATCCATGCCGCCCCTCCAAAATATCCTCCCCCAACTCGCTCAAGTGAGCCAAACGAAGTTTTATTTCCTTGTCCACGGCGATCAGCTTTTTCTTGTACCGCTTCACCGTCCGTTCCCCGCCTTTTCGCTGTCCTGCTAGGCGCATCCCCCGCCAAATCTCCTTTTTTCGCTCGATCAGCGCCCGCATTTCCTCGTCCGTGGTCAAAACCTGGTATTTCTTCCCGCAGAATGGGCAGGTGAAATACTGCACCACATATTCGCCCACACGCTTTTCTTGAAGCCGTATGCTATTCTGCGAAAACAGCTTCCCACACTCGTTGCATTTAGTCATCGGATTCATGTTCATCTCGTGTTCCCTCCCTGTTCTGTCTTCCTGAGTTTTGCGTAGATAATCCAGTTGTTAAACTCGTCCGGCGGCTCCGCTTCTACCGCTATATCAGCGCTCCCGGCCAGGGTGTAACCCGGATATTTTTCCTCCCAGAAGTCCCTCGTCCAGATATCCCCAGACCTTGCCATGTTCTCCAGCTTCCTCACGCTGTATTTTCTGTCCCGGCGCACCCGGACAGGCTTTTCCAGGTTCTGTGAACAGCTCCACCGCTTCTTTCCCGCCGGGTCTTTGGTCAGATACTTCCCCAGCGCCTCCAAGCCGTTCTCCCCTGGCTGGAGATTGTCGCAGTTTACAAAGCCTATCTTTTGGATGCTCCGGGCATACCCCTCGTCCGTTTCTGCCCGCTTCCAGCTAATCCGCTCCTCTGTCCACATCATTTCCATCTCTTCCCGAGACAATCCCCCGGAAACAATCAGGTGGTGATGGATTCTCGCCGGTTTTCCTGTCCGGCGTGAAAGGCCGCACTCTGTCACCAGGATATATTTCAGCGGCGGCAAATCCTTCTTTTTCCTCCTCCGGCTCACCCGGCGCAGATAGTTGGTAATAACTCTTTTCGCCTCCTCTTCCGATTCTGGAAGCATCCCCTGGGAATAGGTGGCCGTCAGATGATAGTCTCCCGCTCCAAAATTGGCATTGGCAAGCTGGACAAAATACCTCTTGGCCCGCTTGCTGTTCAAGGCTTTCTGTTTCGGGGGTGACACCCGCTCCCGGCGGCTGCGAGACGCTTTCGCTTTCCCCTCCGCCGAAGCGGAACACTGAAACATATCCACCGTCATGTATTCCGCTCCACAGTATGTGCGATACTCCCTCACAAACGCCTTTTCCCCGCTCATGCCCCTCTACTCCTGTTTTTGGATTTTTTGTCGAAAAGATAATACCCATTACAAGCTCAAAAGCGGGAACCCCGCTTTTGAGCTTTTTCTGTCTTTCGCCGTTCTTTTCCCGGCTTATTCGGCGTTCTTTTTCAGCACCGCCGCCTCCACCTTGGCCTCGATCCAGTCATTCAGATTTCCAACGGCACCTTCCAGGGCCGTCATGCCGCTTTCGCCCATGATGGATGTAAACATAGCCTTGGCCGATTTCTGAGCCTCTTCTTTCGCCGCATCTGTCCAGTTGTCCGTTCCCTTGATTTTGGAGACAACGGTTTGCTGTACCCAATCCACCGCCACATTGACGGTATTTTCCGCCGTGTCCAGCAGCAGCACCTTTTCCACGTTGTCTGCGTTTGCCTGTTCCTGCTGCTTTTTGGCCTTAAACCAGGCCGTAGCCGCCACACCCAGCGCCGTGAACGCAACGCCCAGCACCCACACAATGATCTCTGTCACGATGTAATTCCAATCCATGTCTTTTTACCTCCAAAAAATTTATTTCTTTGTTTGCCTGGGCTTTTTCCCGTAATGAACACCGTCAACGTCCATTTCTGCCCGCTTTTGTTGTATTCGCTTGGCCTTTTCTGCGTCATATGCCACTCGCCATGCGTTGTATGTCTCGCATCGCGCGTGGCAATCGGCGCTCCTAGCTCCGCAGACTTCACATTCCGCCGGCGGCGGAAAACCGATAGCGTTATAAAACCGCATAATTCATTCGATTTTTCCCCAGGTGTCCGCACCCACAACGCCGTCCTGCTCCAGGCCATTGGCCGCCTGGAACGCTTTCACAGCCTTCTCTGTCTTGGTGCCAAAAACGCCATCGGTTGCCACAATCTGCCCGTGGTTGCCCAAAAGCCGCTGGAGATATTTCACCTCCGCACCCTTGGAGCCTTTCTTCAGGATCGTGTGGGTCGGTCTGGTGAAGCCGAACATCTTTGCCCAGGTGTAAGCATCCGCAATGCCGGTGGCACTGAGTCCCGCTTCCGACTGGTACTTAGCCACCGCCGTCAAGGTGTTTTTACCAAAAGAGCCGTCAAAGCCCACCGGGTCAAAACCCAGGCAGTACAAAAGCCCTTGCAAAATGAAGACCGCCTCGTTTTCATCTCTCTGCTGGACGCTCTGCATAGCGTAATAGGTCTCCGATCCCC